GAACCAGTGAACGAGTAAGGAGTCTGATAGACCACAACCAGTTCATCATTATTTTCTATAGATGTCGGCGTTCGTAAAGCTTTACCTGTAGACACCAAACCAGTCGGCATATCCTGCTCGAACTGCCAGCCACCAACATCAATGATGCGGCCAGTCTGACCAATCATGTGACGAACCGAGTACACACGCATCGTGTTCTCCGGCATCGAAATCCACTGCTGATCAGTGGTGCGAGTCATAAGCTCAGAAACCCTGTTGGGTAGCTGAGCATTCATGACCGACTTAAAGCAACGTTGAATCCAGTCGCTAATCGAAGAGCGGGGCCATGGCGGGTTAATCAGTGCCACCGCATTAGTTGCGTGACCGCTACTAGCAAGAGTCCCAGCGTAGCCCCGGCTGACCGTCAAAACAGGAGTAGCATCATTGCTTTTCGCTGTTATCAACATCAGCTCATCACCAATTTCGAGCACATCGGTCGCTTGGACACGATCAGCATCGTCGACGGTTAACGTCTTATCGGTCGGTGAGTCTAATGCGCTAGATCCAACTTCGACCTGGAAAGGGCGCTCGCTCGTACGGTACAACATCTCAAGAGTGTCGTCTATAAGCCCGCCAAGGGTCAGTGTGGTTGTGGTAGCCATCTCACCTACTACCCGAAAAGTGTGTCACCTTCTCCGCACCGATGACGGTGTAGAGCGGTAACGATTAACTGCAATATGGGACAAATGCTGGGCTACTTCACCGAACGGGCCAGTCAGATTGAACTCGACAATAATTTCTTCTGACTGAGTTGTAAGCCTGTTATTCCCACCACCGGAATAGTCAAGAAACTCGAGCGCCGAAAAGTTCTCCGCCTCCACAGGAACAACATCAACCATTACTCCAGACATCAAACCCTCGCCATAAGAGCCTTCCATCCGATAGGGATAATCGTTCTCATAGGTTATCGACATGAGACCGAACCGGTAACGGTAATCACGAACGTTCTGGTACTGGAAATTCGTGCGGTACTGCATCGAGTTACCGTACGAGTAGCTGAACGTGTCAGTCGACGAGATAGCTACAGCACCCAAAGCCTCGAGAGCTGTGGCAGCATCCGTAAGCGTCATCGTTACCGTGGTTGACACCCAGTTCTCTGCGCCGGAACCAGAATCTGTTTGCAACTCAAAATGAAGACCGGCAGTGCCCTCAGCTCCAGTGATCGAGTCAGTCGAATTAACAGACGTACCCTGAGTGTTTAATGTCTCAGCACCCGAAATAGCTTCTACCTGATTGAGACCAACCGTTCCAACAGTCGCCTCGAGGAACAACTGTGAATCCCTTGTTCCCTGAGCTGCAAGCGATTGCACATGAATGTTCGGAGTTGACTCCGCAACATTGATCGTGTCCGTAGGAGTGACATTGACAACAAGCGTTGCCGAATCGGCAACACTGAACGTGTCAAAGATCGGATCATCGACCCCGTTGCCGTAAGTGACGTTCGACCGGTAGTCATACGAGTTCCTATAGCCGAGCGGGAAAACACCAAACTGGTACTTCCCCTCGTGCCGATAAAGCTCGGCGTTACGGTACGCAACAGCCGGCATCTATTAACTCGGCGGCGTAGGCCAGATCATTACCCCGTCTTCGTCCCTTGCGAAGTCTGCTTGCTTGGTTTTCCCAGCAGGAAAGTCACGCAACTCTCGACGGTATGTAACCCACTCAGCTTTTTTCTCGTCAGTTAAAGGGCTGTCCGAAACTTGAGTCCAGTCGCATACCTGCAAGTGGTAATCCCGTTGGCTTCTAATCATGGAAAGATCAGCTTCAGCCGCTGCATTCATCGCTTCAGCTTCTGCAATCTCCTCAGGAGTTAGTTCAATAATGCTCAATTCACCAGTTGAGCAATTCATAACAGCTTTAGTCAAAGTCATAATTCACCTACGAATTTTTGAGTCCATATACAGTAAGAGTTGATTTGTTCCCGAAGGCAACGCCCGGCGAATACACCCCAACAGAAGTGATTGCTGAAGTTCCGAAATATGACATGCCCATAGCACCCATAGCGGTACCCTGAGCTTGCTGAATTGTGCAGTGTTGAGCTACACAATTCCGTTTACCAGCATACGTGTAGTTGATAATGTCGAACGACATGTAGCCCCAACTAGCCGTGTTGCCACTGCTGACAGCAGGAGTTCTGTAAACAGTCCAACCCCAATGAGCATTTGGTGCTTTAGTTTGGAAAAGAGCGCTGCTTCCATCCAGTATCATTACTTCAGTAGCGTAATTAGCGGCACTCGCATCGCCGTTTAACCGCACCATAACATCATTGTTTTGGGTTGCCCCATAGTTGACAAACCCCTCAAAGATGACGTGCAAGTCGTTGTAAGTTTGATCGAGACCATCAGCTACTAATTCTGTGTTCGAGCCATCAGATTCAAGAACAGCTAGTTCATCCCACTGAGTCATTATTTCCGTCCATACAAAGTCGCTGATGATCTAACATCGAAAGCAGCCATTAATTTGATGCTGGTTATGTTGTTGGTGCTGTCGTAATACCCGCCAGCAAAACCCGTGCCCATATATCCGTTACCAGCATGTCCGCCGTATCCGAACCTGCTAACAAAAGTGGTGCCTCGCAAATTTGTTCCGCATCCCATAATCTTCATTTCGAAAATTGCAGGCCATTGACCCAGATAAGTACCGCCCATATAGCCTGCATAAACGTGGGTTTGGCTCTGATCGTACGCAACACTAGTGTTTAGGTTGTCTAACATAGCTAATCGGCATCGTGTGTATCCACTAGTTGCCCCATTCACTTGGCAAGTTACGTAGTCGCTAAAAAAGCCGTTAGAACTTTGAACTTTGCCCCTGATAATGAGTTCTTTGTACCCATCACCTTGCGTATCTAATCCTGTGAAGTCGAATGAAGCTTGATTCGAACCAGGAGGTATGTGTTGTATCGGAATGTAATTATTGTTAGCCATTAGACCGCACTCTTAATTCCGAACAAACTGCATACTGTGCCCGATGGGAAAGCGCTGCTGTTTGTGGTCTTCACCTGGATTGTCGTGATACCACCGCCTACAACACTGTTGTTCATTGCGGAAAGCTGTTTCACTACCCCATAATTACCGCCCGAATCCCAGTTAGCAGAACCTAACGACATTCCTACGGGCTTGGCTTGCTGAGTCGGATCAACAAACGACACTGTTCCAGAAACAGTTTGGGCACCGCTCATCCAACTAAAACGGTTTTCTCCATAGTTATTCGAACTAGTGCTCCACTTGTTGCCGCCATATGAAGCCCATTGGTTCGTGAAGTAGTTATTAGTCGATCCATTCACTTGCCAACAAGTTGATACTTGTGCTGATGGTATTGGGTGGAAGAATCTTATCTCGTACGATTCGTAACCCGCAGGAATGGTGTTGAAGCTGTAAGACGAAGCAGTGCTATTGTGAGTTTGGATCCACTCGTAGCGCCCATCGTAGACAGCGCCGCCGCTCGCAAAGAAGCCACCGTTCAACGCACCAGACATCGCTTGGCCCGGGTAGCCCTTCAAATACTCAGACCTACCCTGCCAGTTAGAGACGTTCGTACTCGGATTAAACCGTTCCTGTTTCATCTATGCACTGTGCCTGTTCACGTAACCAACAAAGTTGATGTGGGTCGCATTAGCCCCAGCCGTAGAAACATTCACAATTTTGGGTGTGCCAGTACTTCCCTTAAGGATCAGCCCCGGAACTAACAAATAAAGGCCAGCTAAGGTCGGTACAGTAAACAGGTTGTTGGTATCTGTGTTACCCGCTCGGCCCCAACCAACGGTTACTTCAACGTCGGCGCTATGTCTATTCGCCGCCCATAGCCACACCTCGTCGATGTCAGTAGCAGTCGAAGAAGCCTGATGAATCGTTTGGTTATTTCCATCAGAAGGCAACATTTTGCCGTCTGTGCCGCCACCTGAAAGAAGAATCTTTGTTATCGCCATACCAATTCCTTACGCTGTGATGTGGTTCACGTAGCCAGTGAGATTGACCTTGCTTCCCGTTCCTGCATAAGCAGTAACGATGAGCGGTGAAGCATTGCCTTTAAGAATCAAGCCGGGAATTACCAGCTTGTAACCAGTCTTCGCAGTAATCGTTAGACGGATCTGGTTATCATTTACGCCGGCTGAAGCACCCCAACCGAGCCACAGCTCAAGGTCGGCAGTATGAGCATTACTCGCATAAATCCATATTTCGTCATACGAAGTAGCCGCCGTCGGCCCTGTATGGACTGTGGTGTGACCCGTCGTAACCACAAATGCTTGACCGTCATTAGGCGTAGTTGCCGACAGTAAACCTTTTGCAACAGCCATTAGGAGAACACCTGCACTTCCAACACGGACGTGCCATTCGCTTGCACAAATGCAGTTGTCGCTAACTGAGTTGTGTTTGTGCCATTTGCTGCGGTAGCGGCTGAACCAGCAAACAAAGTAGCTGTCAACGTCCCAGTGCCAGCGTTATACGTCACTCCACCGTCAGTCTTCGGAGCTAAATCCCCGGTAGCGGATTCGAACAAAGCCACCGAACAAGTCGTATCGGTCGTATCAGCAACCGTGATCGCTGTCGGCGTAGATGCCGGAGCCGCCGCCCAATTTGTTTGCCCGTTCGCCTGCTTAACGAGAACTTGATTCGTCGAGGCATCGGAAGCATCTGACGCACCGAAACC